ACTCAGGGCTTTGGAGCAGTAGAAGCGCTAGGTAAAGCGGCTAATTTTGTGGTCAAGAGCTACGATCTTGTCGAACCGGCGGCCACTACGTCCACTTTGGGCGCAGATACTGCACCTGCAGCCAAGAATGTAGACGAAGTTACGAAGAAACGTCGCCAAGTAGCCAGCAAACTGAAGGCAGCCGAGGCCCAACCGCCGGAATTGCCTGGAGAAAGCTCCGCTAACCGTGGTGAAAAGCCCCTAGACATCTCTTCAATGACTGAAGATGAGTTCAATTCGCTACCAGATGCCACATTGAAGCGGCTTCGAGGCGATATTTTGTAGGTTTGATATGGCACACGAGAGTAGAAGAGCCGCGCTGCTGAAGAAACATGGGTTGAAGGGTGTGAATCAACCGAAACGCACCCCAAACCACGCGACGAAATCGCACATGGTGCTGGCTGCGGTAGGGCACGAGATGAAATTGATTCGCTTTGGTCAACAAGGCGTAAGCGGTGCGGGTAAAAACCCGAAGACCGCCAAGGACAAAGCGCGAAAGAAGTCCTATTACGCCCGTCACAATGCTCAAGACGCAAAGCCCTCAAAGCTCAGCGCACGGTATTGGTCGCATAAGGTGAAATGGTGATCTTTTTGTTTGCAGAATAGTACAAGTGGTACTATTCTGCAGCAATCGTCCATCTAAACGATATTAGATCGTGCCGTACACGTTAAAAACGTATTCGCCTGTAAAGGCGTTAAACCTTCCGAGGTCGCACCTCGTTAATTAGCGCTAGTTCGTCGCCTCACGATACGAGGAAACGGATTAGCCGCTCCAAAAGTCGGCTATGAACGGGCTTGTGCCCAACATAAGTACAACAAGTACTAATTTACGCAATTAAGGAACCGATATGGCTCTTACTAACTTTGCGTCGCTGACTTCAAACCAATTAACGGCTTGGTCTCGCGACTTTTGGCAGGTTGCTCGCAACATGTCTTTCATCAACCAGTTCGCAGGATCTGGTCAAAACGCAATGGTTCAGCGAATCACTGAACTTACCAAGAGTGAGAAGGGCACCAAAGCCGTAATCACCTTGCTAGCGGATATGACTGGTGACGGTGTAACCGGCGACAACACTCTGGAAGGTAATGAAGAAGCGCTTCGCGCCTACGACATCACCGTTGAGCTGGATCAGCTGCGCTTTGCTAACCGCATCGCCGGTCGATTGGCCGACCAGAAGTCAGTTGTAAACTTCCGTGAGCAGTCCCGCGACGCACTTGCATATGCAATGGCGGATCGTATGGATCAGCTGGCGTTCTTGACGCTGTCTGGTATTGCTTACACCAGCAAGACGAATGGCGCTCTGCGTACTACGTCTGGCACCACTGGTCTTGAGCTTGTCGATCTGGAGTTTGCTTCAGACGTTTCTGCTCCTACCACTAACCGCCACCGTCGTTGGGACGCAACTAGCGGTTTGGTAGTTGGTGACACTACTGCGACTACCGCTGCTGACAAGATCAGCTACGAGTGCATCGTTAACCTAAAGGCCTATGCCAAGGATAACTACATCCGTGGTCTACGTGGTGCCGGTAACGAAGAGGTGTTCCACCTGTTCTTGACCCCACAGCAGATGGCCTCCTTGAAGTTGGATTCTGACTTCTTGGCGAACGTCCGTAACGCTGGCGTCCGAGGCCCTTCAAACGGTCTGTTCGCGGGCACCAGCAGCCTGATGGTTGACGGCGTAATGGTTCACGAGTTCCGTCACGTCTTTAGCACTGAGGGTGCTACCGCTGGTACCTCCTCTAACGCTGGCGCAGCTGGCTACAAGTGGGGCGCTGACGCCGATGTGAATGGTGCTCGTGCATTGTTCTGCGGTGCTCAAGCTCTGGCGATGGCTGACATCGGCAACCCTGAGATTGTTGAAGACACCTTCGACTACTCAAACCAAGCCGGTATCTCTATTGGCAAGATCTTCGGTCTGCGTAAGCCCAAGTACAACAGCGACTACAACAGTGGCGTTGAAGACTTTGGCGTTATCGCACTCGACACTGCTCAGTAGAGTGTTTAGCCCCCTCTTCGGAGGGGGCTCTTTTTTAGGGAAAGCATATGTTTGGTTTCGGCAGAAAGAAGAAAGATAAACCAGTTCAAAGACAGACTGCGGCTCAACGTAGGTCTGGGCGGAACAGCCCAGCAGCGCGTCGTGCGGCAGCTAAAGCGAGTACAAGCAGTCGCCCAGCTAGGCCGACAAAGCCTGCAAAAGAGCCTACGGCGGCACCTAAAGCACCGCGCACTACGGCCAAGACTACGCCTGCTAGTAAGCAATCGCTGCGTAAAGAGCGTCAGGCCAAAACCACGATGGCTGTCAACGCTAGCAAAGTGACCGGTTCTATGAAGACGAAGGGCGGCACCTACAAAACTTTTGCGAAAAACAGCTCGGCAGCGAAGGATTTTCGTTCGGCTTTTGCTGCAGCAAAGGCAGAGAACAAGCGGCTCAAGAAAGCCGGTAAGCCGGAGAAGAAGACGTTCACTTGGAACGGTAAGCGATACAAGACGGAGCAAAAGTAATGGGTTACGGCAAGAAAAGAAAAAAAGATGCTGGGAACAAAAAACTGTCACCGCCGGCAGCGTCGACAGCACCAAAGAAGCGTATGGCTTCTGCTGCGCGACGGGCGGCTAGGACTAGGACATCAGGGTACTAAACATGAAGGTTATATCAGACAAGGAAGTCAGGGTTGCGACGCTTACGGGGGCAGTCGTTCTGTTCCAAGCAGGCGTTGAACGCGAGGTATCTGACGAGATTGGGTTAATTGCCCTGCAGATGGGTGCGAAAGAAATCAAAGCAGCTAATTCGCCCATCGAAGAAGAAGTAGCTGTAGTCGATGAGCCAGAAGTGGTCATCGAGCAAGAGGTGGCTGCTCCAGATTCAGGTCTTGTAGCAGTAATGGAAGGCCTAATTGACGAGGGCGATCCAGAGAATTTTAAGGCAGACGGTACGCCAAAAGCTGCCGTTGTTAATAAAGCCGCTGGCCGAACAGTCTCTACGTCTGAACGTGAGGCTGCATGGCAAGAGGCGTTGAATACCTAGAGGTAGACTATGACTGTAAGTGTGCAAAGCGTAATTGATCGAGTCCAAGCGATTCTTCAAGACACCACTGGTATCCGATGGCCGGTTGTTAGTGAACTTGTTTTGTTCATCAACGACGCGCAGCGCGAAATAGCCTTGCTGAAACCTGACGCTAGCGCGGTCAATACGACTGTCACTCTAACGGCAGGCACCAAGCAGGACATACCGACAGCGGGTAACCGCTTGCTACGAGTTGTTCGTAATATGTCTGCAGCTAGTGGCGGCACGGGTAAAAGAGCAGTTCGTCTCGTATCCCGCGACATCTTAGATTCGCAAACGCCAGATTGGCACGATCCGTCAGTTTCAGGTGACGCTGCCCACACCAATATCGTAAAGCACTATGTCTACGACGAGCAGAACCCACGCAATTTTTACGTCTACCCCGGCGTGTCTGGAAGCTCTCATGTCGAGATTGTTTACTCAGCTAATCCAGCGACGGTGACTCAATCGGGCGACCTATCGATCCCCGATATCTTTGCGAATGCGGTTGCCGACTACACGCTCTTCAGGGCGTACACAAAGGACGCTGAGTATGCGGGTAATAATCAGCGAGCGAGTACGCATTACAACCTGTTCATTAACTCGGTAACCGGCAAGGGCCAGATTGATGTAATCACTTCGCCTAATACCGATTTGAATCAGCAGAACATAACAATGCCGTCGCAAGCAGCGGGGTAAAACATGGCGCTTTACGAATCGCTATTGCCTGAGATTATCCCGATGGTGCCTTCGTGCCCCGATACGCTGATCGAGAACAGTATTCGGTCGGCCACGATAGAGCTGTGTGAGAAATCTGGGGTTTATCAACAAGAGTTAGACCCGATCACAACCATCGCTAATCTGTTCGAGTATGACCTTGAGCCGCCAAACGGCACTGTTGTCCATGAGATTTTATGGGCCACTTACGACGGCACCGACTTAGAGCCGATCACTTCCGCGCTCCTTGAGCAGCGTATTCCTGAGTGGCGTAAGGCTGGGAACGAGGGTACGCCTGAGTACTTCGTAAAGCAGTCGCAGAGCCTGTTTTACATAGCGCCTGTACCAAATGTCACCAAGGTATCTAGCGTGCTTATGCGGGCTGTACTGAAGCCTACGCACACGTCGACAGCCTGTGATGACGATGTCATGAACGACTACCGCGACACCATCGTCAATGGTGCGTTGTTACGTTTGTTGCGAATGCCTGGGCGTGAGTGGACGGACTATGCGGGCGCGGGTGTTTTCGCATCACTATTTAACGAACAGCTCGTCGAAGCAGAGAAGCGCGGACGGCAATCAGAAACCAGAGTAGCTAGGAAGGTGAAGTACGGTGGAGTCGGTAGAAACTACAAACTTACAAGAACGCGGTACTCGAAGGGATGAGCCGGTTCTTGGTGATATTCGTGAAGACTGGGATCGTGTTCGTCTTGGTGTGGAGGCAATCCTACAGGCTCATCCGCAGCTATCTTTCCGGCCTGAAGATGTCTACGCCGAAGTGGTTGCAGGGAATGCGCTCTATTGGAAAGCGCCTGAAGGGTTTGTTGTCACGACTATTGAGGTGGATGGATTCACATCCAAGAAGACCCTCCTTGTCTGGCTTGCGTACTCCGATGAGCAGGGTCAGCGAAATGTTCTCAAGTATCAGGGCTTCTTTAAGAAGGTAGCTTCTGAAATCGGCGTAGAGGCACTTGAGGTGCGAACTACGGTACGGCAAATGGAACCAATCCTGATAGATCAGGGTTGGGAAATAGATCAGGTTGTTTACAGGTACAGGTTAAGCAATGGGCAGTAAACCAAAGAAACAAGAGTACGAAGCTAGCGAGTCAGAGAAGATCAGCGCTTCGGTTGCGATGGCCGATAAAAACGCGTTTGACAGGAAGTACGGCGAGCTACTCAAGAACATGCGCGATCAGTCAAAGAGCGATGACCCCACTCGCGCTCTTCGTGGACGAGCTAATGCGGATACCATGCAGGCGTTGACTAGTGACCTGTCGTTTAGAAACACGCAGGAATTAAATCGTTCTGGTGAGATAGCAAACGCGGCGGTGGGTCAGTTAGGCCAAGCGGGTGCGAAGGGTACAGGCATTCAAAATCAGCTTCGTACAAACGTACTTGGTGTTGCACGGCAGCAATCAGCAGACGCTGCGTCCGGCTTAGCGGATGCGGCACGTATGGAAACTTCGACTCAATTAAGCAACGCGAAAGCTAAGCAAATGGAGCGCAATGCGCGTAACGCTGCGGCAGCTCAGATCGCCGGTAGCGCACTGATAACCGGTATCAATAACAAGCGTACGACAGGGATGAAAGCGCCTACTGACGCTGATGGAAATCGCTTGGCAGGGCCACCTCAACAAGTACAAGGGTCGTTCTTTACGCCAGTTAATTCTCAAGGTCAGCGGGGCATCTCAATTGTGAATCGAATGAATCAGTCGGGGACTATTTACGACCCCAGCAACCCGTTCAGTCCTTATAGGAGTAACTGATGGCCTCGACGATTGGCGCGTTACCGACAGTAGCAGACCCTGAAAAAGCGTATGCCGATATGTCCCGTGCGGATTACATGAATTTCCTGCGCAATTACAGTGGTTTTGAAGACGATCTAATTCAGCAGGCGCAGAACGACACCTCGCTGATTGATACTGCTCGCGACGATTCAGCAAAAGCCGCCGGACTTGCTAGCGGTATTGCTGGAAGAAATGTTTCACGGTTCGGCGGGCAGTTAACCCCCGCACAGCAGCAGCAACAACAAGCAGGTCTCCAACGATCTAACACATTGGGATCGATCCAAGCTCTTGGTGATGCGCGTATAGCCCAGCGTGAGGCAAATCAGCGGCTACTGTCTGACTTAATCAACATTGGTCAGGGCGTAGCTAGATCATCACAAGCAGGGCTGTCCAATGCCGCAGGTTTAGCGAATCAGCGCGAGCAGGCATACAACAATGCGAAAGCGCAATCCAAAGCTCAGACCTACAGCACTATCGGCGGGCTTGGCGCAGCAGCAATCATCGCGTTGGCGATATAGGGAAAGATCATGGCAAGAAGTATAGGTGATGCGTTCCTCGGCGGTATGACATTGGCGCAACAAGCGAATCAGTCGAGATTTGAGAATCAGTACCGCAACCGTGTGCTGGATCTCGACAATCGAACTTTGGATGAAAGAACTCGGCAGTTTGATCTTGCATATAAGCAGGATCAGGACGCTCAGGCGCTAGCAGAGCGGCAGCAAACCGAGATCGAACGTGCGAACCCGATAAATGAACAAAACATGGCTAATCGCACCGAGGTTTTGAAGCAAAATGCTGCTACGGCAGAAGATGTTCAAAAACTCGCACGAGATAAGTATGGCGATGAGGTTCGGGGGGAGTACGCCACAGAGCGGGCGCGGCAGTTTGCAACCGAGGGCTGGCTAACTATTGATGGTATGGATTTAGGCGATGATTTTTTTGCTCGGGATCAGGATGGCCGATTAAAAAACAAAAGCGAAATA